GTCGAAGCCTTCACCGCTCTGCGGTATCTTTCCAAGCATGACGGCTACAGTCCGCGCGGAGACCGCTTCGGCAACCTATGCTACTACCCTCAGTCCAACATCGAGCGCGAGTTCTTGGTCACCGAGAACAGAGTGACGGGTGGCTCCATGGACGACGACAGCGACAGCGCTCCCAACCGAGTCGTGGTGCGCGGCAAGCCTCGTGCAAACAACCACGCTAACGTGGTGCAGGTTGACGATTTCGGTCGTCAGGAGAAGGGTGTCGTCGAAGTGCCGGGTGGAATCCACGCACCTACCGCCCTCACAACCACCAGTGCACGAGCCATCGGCAGGCAAATGCTTCGCATGGCAAAGAGTGCCACTGGCTCAAAGAAGTTGGTCGACGTCGTCGGCGCAGGTCACATGCACCCCGGCGACATGGTGTCGTACCAGACGCGCGTCGATAACGAACGATACGTCGTCCTTGGTAGTCGCCTCGACCTCAACTCTCGTATGACCGAATTGCACGTCAACTCTGTTGACGTTGCACTCGAAGATGTGCTCCAGCGTTTCCAAGAGATTGACGTCAGCGGAAGTCTCGAAGCAAACGAAGAGCGCAACCGGCAATTCAAGGTCGAAGAGTTCTCGACGTCTTTCGGTTTCAAGTTCCGCGTGTCTTGGCAAATTGCAGAGCGTGTCGACATGAACCGCGGCGTCGGTTACACCGTGGGCGCAGCCGACCGTAACAACATCAACGGCACGCGTCGACTACAGAGCACGGGTGTGCTCATCAACAACGGTGGTGGCTATGGTTCGGGCACCACTTCGTTCACAGTTGATGGAACGTCTGCAAGCAGCGCATTCGTGGTCGACAACCAGCCCGTGTTCAAGCGAAACGGGAACAAGTTGGGCCACATCGTGCTGGGCTCGATAGCCACCAACACCGTCGTTATCAGTTCAGGTAGCGTGCACAGCGTCGCAGACGACGAGGAATTGTTCATTCTCTCCACGGAATCCAACGCAGAGGCCCAGAGCGGTCACTTGAAGTTGGGTGCCGTGCACAGTCGATACCTGAAGAGCCGGAGGGGTTGACGTGCCGCTGTTGAATGAAGGAACACGATTTTTGGTCGAAACGCTGCGGGACCGCATCAATGAGGTGGTTTTCGGCTTCGACGGAACTATCGCCACGCAGCAGGATGGGGGTATCGGCAACCCCGCTGTTGTCGTCACGCCCAACGTCAAGGTGATGGACGACAACACTTTGATGGTCGAGGCCCGCGTGCCTCTAAGCACGACGTTCACGCGGCCCCTCCGAGAGGTCGTTATCCGCTATAAAAATCCGAGCGATTCAACGGACACAACGGACTTCATGCGCTACACGTACAACGCGATTGAGAAGACCAGCAACAACGAGATTCAGTTTTCAGCACTCATCGAGGTGGGCATTTGACCAATCCAACAGCAGGACACACCAGCGCAACCGGCATGGGCTCTGACGCACAGGGTCTACGAGATGGCGACGGGCTGACCAGTCCGAGCCTGACGAATCTGTACGAAGGGCTGCATGGTAACGGTATCATGCGCCTTGGCGACGGTGCCAAAGGTGACTCTCTGCGCAACAGCGTGGTCGCCAACACGCCCGGCTTCATCCAGATTGGCTCGTCTCAGGGCGAAGTGAAGGTCTATGGTGGCTATTGCGTACTCGACGGCGTTCTCTACAAGTTCGCCAACGGTCCCGGCTCGCATGAAACGTTCATCGTTGGCACGACGGGTGCTGGTGCAAATCACAGTGGAGACCTACCCAGTGTGCCCAGCAGCAACGCAGACGTGTTCATCGTGGTCTACCTTGTGGGACGGAGCACGCCTGAAGCACACTTGATGTACGAAATGGGCACGCCGGCCGCACCTACCAGCGGTACGCCTCTCTTGCCCAACCGCTTTCTTTCCAGCCCAAGCATTTCAGGCAACACGGACTTGAACCACCAAACCACTGTGCTCGGGGTCATCCGATATTCGATGACGGGCGGCGCTGCCAACGTGACTGCCAGCCTCGGTAGTCCGGTCATTCATGACCGACGTGCGTTCTTGCGCAAGTCTCCACTCTACCTGACGCCAATGACCAAGGGTGCCATCGGGAACGTCGATGCCGCAAACGCCCTAACCAACCCTGATTCGTTCTTCGCTTCGCCGGAAGAGGGCGACCTCACAGGGAGCACATTCGGAGCCATTTGGCAGACGCACCGCGAAGATGTTGCTGGTGCCAAACACGGCATCATTCTGGCAGCCTTGCCCAAGAATCTCGACACCACCCCTGTGACTGGGACTTACGTGTTGGGTCCAGACCGACTGGAAACCATCACGACTTCTGGTAACATCACGTTCACGTTCGACGAGGCCAACATCTGGGTCGTTACGACGGATGCTGCACGAACCATCAACCCGACAGGCACTTTTTCGGCTGGCCACGTCGTCGACATCTATCACAAGTCAGGCGCTCATAACCTGCACTTCGACTCAACCGTTGGGGGTCATGGCACAACGCCCATCAACGTCAACATCGGCGTAGGCGAGTCTGCTCGTTTTGTCTATGATGGAGACAACTGGCACCAAGTCATCGCAGCGGCTTCGTCTTTCCCATCATCCAGCGGTGCTTCTGGTCTCGTGCAGTTGTCGAATGGTGCAGGTGGCTTCACGAGCGACACAACGCTCTCATACGACACTGCTGCGAACGAACTCACTGTTGATGGTAAGTTGACGGTCACTGGCTTGATTGACCCAACTGGCCTTGAACTAACCCCACAGGCAACCAACCCGGCTGCCGCTGACGCAGGGGTCGTGGACGCAAACACACTGTGGCTCGATAGCGGCGCGAGCAATCGCCTCAAGCAGGGTGCATCAAACGTTATTCGCGCAACAGACAGTGTAACTGAACTGAGCGACGTCAGCAATGCTGGGTCAGGTATCATCATCTCCGACGCTGAGCGCACGAAGTTGACTGGCATCGAAACGGCTGCGACGGCTGACCAAACCGATGCTGAGATTCGAGCAGCGGTCGAAGCGGCTACGGACTCCAACGTGTTCACAGACGCAGACCACACCAAGTTGGACGGTATTGCTACGGGCGCGACTGCATACGCGGATTCGGACGCTATTGCTGCCGTCGAAGGTGAGGCTACGCTTGACTTGACTGGGCAGGTAACGGCGGCACAAGACTTGCGCGTTGACGGGATGGTGTATCAGCAATTCAAAGATTTGACCACAAATCTCGCTACCGGTTGGCACTCCATCGCGCTCATCGCAGGGCGGAGCGGCGGAGTGGCAAGTGGCGGCACGGGTGCGAGCGAGCAACGAGGTATTGGCACTTTCCTTATTCGCAACACATCGTCCTCCGACCACCAGTCTTTGACGTTCGTAGCGAGCCACCTTTTCGGGACATCAAACGCTAACGGAATCAGCATTGAGCACTCATCGCTCTTCGCCAATTTGGGCATCTCAGGCGTCCGCATGAAAGAGAAGAACACCTACGACGGTGCGGTGCTCCAAATCGAGATTTCGGATGCCACAAACGACATCGAAGTTTTTCTCATCAACAACTTCCAAGAATCAGGATGGGAACTCATTCAAGCAGTTGATGACGCAACTGACCCTTCGACCGTTTCTCTTGGTGTCGGTTACTCGGTGGGTTACTCCTCCTTTAACTTGGCAGCGGTAACTGATGTGACCCCGGTGGCTACGTTGGGTAAGAGCGTCAATCGGTTGCAGGTTGACGGAACGACGTTGAACGTGAACGTGGCGAGTTACGACAACAAAGTGGGCATTGGCACGGCTACACCCGCTACGCTTCTTCACGTCGCAGGAACCATCAGGCAAGGCGTGACGAGTGCCGTTCTTGTCGCTGACGCTAACGGCGACTTAGCGGCTGCAAGCAATCTCGCTGACCAAACCTACCTCGCCCCCGGCGGTGCAGAAGGCGACACCTTCACGGCTACTGGAACCTCTGTTGGGAGTTGGGCGGGAGCGGCACCTACAACTATTCAAGAGGCCATTGAGAGGATTGCTGCGTATGTTGTGACCATTCCGGGCGCACCACCGACGATTCCTTGAGGTGAAAGAATGGGTCGCTTCATCGACCTGCTGAAGGAGCAGTGCGAGAACTGCAACCGCATTATGCTGCCGCGCAGCATCTCAGGACGCTACATCAGCGGCGAGCCTGTCGTGTTGCACGAGTGCCCCTTCTGCTCCTACGTCCGATTCCACGGTCAGTTGGGCTTCAAGGGCGTCCGCAAGCGTAGGGCTGAGCCTGTTTCGAGGCGAGCCGGTGGCCGCTTTTCCACCTTTCTCAAGCGTAGGGCTGAGAAAATGCGATGATTATGCGTCATTCTTCTTCAGCAAGGACTTCAGCGGCCCTGCAAATGTGGCACACTTCACTCACCACGCTTGCCGATGATGTCGTCGATGCGCAAGATGCTGATGGTGACCTCGCTGGCCGACTGAACGGCTTGGCGAACCAAGTCGAGCGGCTCGAACACACCTTGCTCGACCATGGAGCGTGCGCCTCCGCCTTCGATGTCGGGACCTGCGTCACTGTTACCCTGCATGTGCTCATTGCGCAATGCCAGCACCGTGTCGAGGGGGTTGTGGCCTGCGTTCTCCGCGATGGTGGCAGGGATGCTCTCCAGTGCCTCCGCGAAGGCTTCAATGGCCATCTGTTCACGTCCACCTGCTTCGGCTGCACGAGAGCGGAGGTGAAGCGCTGCGTTGAGGTAGGCAGAGCCACCCCCGGCCACAGACTTGCCGCTGTTGTGAGCAAGGCAAACGACACCGAGCGCATCCTCGAACCCGCGCTCGGTCTCATCGAGAGTCTGGCGCGTCGCACCGCGGAGGACGAGCGTGGTCACTTCACCCTCACCCTTGACGACCACGTAGCGCATGTCGCCGATGGTCTGGCACGTCACGTCGCCATCTGACGCTACGGTGACGTCTTCGACGCTGTGACCGACGCTGGCGTCGAGAAGGCGGGACAGGGCAGTCATGTCGCTCTCTGGGACACGGTGGACCACGGCGATGTCGTGACGGGCCAGACTGGCCGCCACGACCTCATTCACGGTGTCCCTGCAGAACACCGTGCCGCCGTCGGGCAACACGTTCACAATGGTCTGAGCCTTCTCGACCCACTCGTCGCGGCTGGATTGCTTGCGATACTGGGTGTATTCTTGCGCCGAAGACAGGCTGAGTTGGACGTTGTCGTCCTTCTTGCCCTCGCCGAGGCCAGTGTTGATGAGCAGCACCTTGGGCGCAGGCTCGTCAGGCATCGCTGGGAGCATGAACTCCTTGTGCAACACAACACCGGGGAAGCAGTACGAGTCGTCGAGTGAGCCGCCCGGCTGGGACAGAACACGGACGCGCGAGTAGTCGCCGTTGGCGTTCTCAGCGGCCGTCACGCACAATTCACTGACGTGGTCCATGCTGGACTCAAGCGCCTTGCCGGTGATGGATGTGCGCGCCACCTTGGCCAGCGGCGCGTCAACGACCAGTGTCTCAAAGTGTTCTGTGGCCCACTTGGCCGCCTTGCGGTAGCCGCGGCAAATGATGTTGGCGTGCAGACCCTTGCTGAACAACAGTTCGCTGTTGCCCAGCAATTCACCTGCAAGCACGACCGTACTGGTCGTTCCATCGTAGCACATGTCTTCCTGCGTGTTGGCCGCCTCGACGACCATCTTGGCCGCAGGGTGCGTGATGTCCAGTTGCTGCAGGATGGTGGCTCCGTCGTTGGTGACGATGACGTTTCCGCCGCCGTCGACCATCATCTTGTCCATTCCCATCGGTCCCAACGTCGTCTTGACGGTCGAGACCGCTCGCTTCGCGGCTCGGATGTTGTGGACAACTGCGCTTGTGTTTGCTTCGTTTTCATTCATGGTACTCCCTCTCTCACCAGTCAACCTCGAACTCCTTTACTTCGCCGGTATGACGGCAGCGGGCTTTCACAAAGCCCTCTTCCATCCCGTGCTTCCACAGTTCGTAGGTGAGTTCAGCGTCTTTGAGGCAATACTCGGCGACTTTGCCGTAGTTACCCTTGCGCCATTCGATGGGCGCGTCGTGACTGGTCATCAGTTTCCCCTTCTGCAGCGTGTGCAGGCAGGCATCGGACAGCGGTACAGCATGCCCTGTGATGGAGCGCAAAAGCGCAGACGTGTCGAACACCTGCTCATCTGACTTGGTGAGAATCTCACCCGCCGTCCAGCAGTCGAGTGCGTCACGGATGATAGGGAGGTCGAACTTCTTGAGGTTGTGACCCAAGACAAGGCCGCCCTCGGAGACGTGCTTGGCGAGGTCTTCGCCAATGACCTTGGGGTGCAATTTCTTGACGACCGTGCCCTCAGGGAGGTGCTTCGACACCGATTCGTTGGTGTAGACCACACCATTGTCGCCGTCCCACGTCGCAACGACGGTGGGCTCGAAGAGGTGCGTCTGTCCCCAGCCGCCAATCTCGTGCGAGTAGTTCGCAGTTTCAATGTCCAGAGCCAGCATCTTTCTCATTCAAGCACACCTCCATGCAGTGATGGCACCAATCGCACAACGCAACCTCCTTTCCGTGGTGTTTGCCGAGAATCCAGCCACCTATGTCCGCACCCACGGGCGTGTCGCACATAACGCATTCGGTACACCAAAACGTCATGCCTCCTTCCCCTTCCGGTATTCTGGACGCAGACGGACGTAAATGCCGACACCTTCGCGCGTATCTTGGAACATCGGACCTGCGTACTCGTTGAACTTGGAGTTGATGGTGCCACGGCTGGCGTAGTTCGCCAATCGGCCGAAAGTAGACAGCACGTCCTTTTTCTTCGCCCATCCTTGCCCACGCGTATCGTCGAAGTCAAACACTTCGCACTGATTGAACGCTTTGCGCCATAGACCTTGCATCTTCTTCTTCTCAGCGTTACCTGCCCCAATGTTGATTTCGGACTCAAGCCACTGAATCAAGTTGCCATACAGGTCAAACAGGATTTCTCGCGCCATGTCGATGTGGTCACCGGTCACCTCCCAGACGCCCTCGACCATGGCCATGTGGTGAGCCAGCACGTTGGTGTAGTTCTGAAGCCCCATGATGAAGGACGAACAGATGCCCTGCTTGTCTGGCCCCAGTGGCTCGACGATGGAATAGTATTCGTCAATTGCCGACATCAGGGCCGGGATGTAGGACTCGTCGACCGTGAACATGCGGCGCATCAGACTCATCACGACGGCCTCTTGGTCGTCCTCACGCATGTCGTCCCACTCCATCGGAGGGATGTCTGCCAGTTCTTGCACGCGCCGCTTGAGTCGCTTCTGGACTTCCTTGAAGAAGTCGACCACGTCATCGAACGGCACCTCGAACTCAGGTTGCTGGTGCACGGCCTCAGCCAATTCGTGGTTGATGGCGCGCTTCATGTCCAGCGTCCAGTGACGCCAATAGGTCAGCACGCGTTGGAAAATACCCTTGTCGAGGACGTGTTCCTTGATGCCCTTTGGTGGGTAGGTCGTAATCCACAGAGACACCTCAGATTTGACGCTGAAGGTGTCGCGGGCCATGTGCTTGGTCAGAATGTTTCGACCGGTGCCTGCTGCGTTGAGAGCGGACTGGAGGAACAGCGTAGTGTTTTCATTGTGCTGCCCGGTCTTGAGCACGACGCTCCCTTCGTCGAAGTTCAACCCCTTGCGACCTGCGAGGAGGCCGGGGCGGACAATCATGTCCGGGTTGCGCCGGTCCTCTGAGTCAGGGTCAGGAACCAGCGTACCGACCAGTGCGGCGTCGTTGCCGGAGTTGTAGTCCTCGCTGCGCATGTTGGCTTCCTTGAGCACTTGCTCGATGACCTGATACGCTGCTGATTTCCCCGTTCGCGTGTCCTGAATCCAGAACATGCTGACGCGGGGGTCGAGGTTGCTCCCACCCACAGGAATGCGGACGTAGGGCACAGCCGCTTGTCCGAGGATGAAGAAGAACGACAGTAGCCCCGGAATCTCGTTGTTTCGGCTAAACTGATTGAAGTGTTCCAAGTAGCCCCGCAGCACCGGGTACTGCTTCACGCATTCGTAGTTCTCAGCCCTGTGCTCCATCATGTGTGTTTCCCCCTCTTCCGTAAGTTTTCTGGACGCGTACAGGCTCTTCCGACGTCAGGACGTCGAGCAAGCGCTTGCGCAGCGTGGTTCCCATTCCTCTCACTTGTTTCAGTGACTCCGGGTACAGCATTTCTTCAATTGACCCGCATGCCTCCAGAGTCTTGTTGACCAACTCCGGTCCGAAACCGGGGATGGTAATGAGCATGTCGGCCCGCACGTCGTTCGTGCTGGTCCTTGTGACGGCCCGTGCGCCGTGTCGACTGGCGGGCTTGTGCATCTTGCTGTGCAATTTGGCGATGAACATGGCTGCCTCAGTGTGGTCTTTGGCCCGGTAGATGTGGCAGTCAAAGTCTGCCGAGAGGCGGGCGAATAGGCCCAGCATCTGGTTCATCACCTTGGAAAATGAAGTCTTGCGACCCTGTCGCTTGGACATGGCCACGTATTTGGCTACGTCACCGTGGACGACGAGGAACACGCGCTCACAGTTGGCGTCGAGGTTCTCGATTTGACGCATCAGGTGACCGCTGTAGGATGAAGAGAGCAAGTCGGGCAGGCTCTTGCACTCGATGTTGGCGTTACCCGCCTTATAGTCGCCCATGCCCTGAAGGTGCTCTTTGACGACATCGAAGCCCTCACGTGCTGCGGCGCGCACCACTGCGTCGTGGAGAGGGCCGCGCTCGTTGGAGTCGATGACCAAGGGACCTCGCTTCACCGCATACCCCTCCTCACCTTCATGCCCTCATAGCGCTGGGAAAATCGGACGCATCGTCGACATGCCCTGTTTTCAGGATTCTCGACAACATCCCAGTCAGTGTCGCCAACGCCGACCATGCCGCAAAACGACATGTCCCCCTTTCGCACAGAGCCATCCCTACGCTTAGGAACGAGATGATGGGGTTTGGTGCCTTTACGTCGACCGGTCCATTCGACCATCGCGCTGCTCTCACTCATCGGCGGCCACCTCTTCGTCAATCGCACCAGTCTTGTCCCAATACCTGCACTTCCCGAGGCACATACCCTTCTTGTGAAGCATTGAGCACGTTTGAGGGTATTCCGTACCCACGATGGTGCCAACCTGATAGCGGGTCGTCCGCTCATCGAAGTCGGCCCAGTCAAGGCGGCGAATGTAATCGACGATGGTTTCGGTGTGCTCCTCCAACTTCTCGCGGTCGATGCGCTCGACAGGAATGAAGTTGCGTAGTCGCTTGGAGAGATATTTCACCAACTGGACGCGGGCGTCGTGGCTGGGGTTGCTGCCGACGCGGCACGCGGCCGAGTTGAGGCAAGGGAGAATGATGACGCCGTCCATCGAGGCTGTGGGCAAGTCGATAGGAGCGGCGTTGGGGTCGAAGACGGCGCGCTTGGTCTTGGTACGCGTAACGTCGAGCGCGAGGCCTTTCGAGCCGTAGGGAATCATGCCGGAGTGCGCATCAAGCGCCTTGAGCATGATGTGGTCGAGGCCCTCTTCCAAGTCTTTGGAACTCAGGGGAATAGACCACAGTCCGCGCTTTGAGTTGTACGAGTTGGGAATGCGAATCATGCCACTGGTATCGAACGGCACGGCGGGGTCAGAGCAGAACAGGTTCATGTCGTTAATCCACTCGTTGACCACACGCATCCCTGCTTCCTTGACGTCCGACAGGTGGCCGCCGCTCGACGGCATGTATGGCTTGTCGAGCGCCACCCAGACGTGGAAACCCCCACCGCTGTACCAGACGCAATGTGAGATGTCTTGCGACAGCAAATGGTGATGCAGGCGCTGCGTCTGATGCAGGGCCTTCTCGGGGCTGACGTCAGGTGTGCCCCTTTGACGGAAGTCCTTCGGGTCGAAGTCCATGACGAAGTGGCGGACAATCGGCGTCATGAGGTCAACGCGCTTGTTGTACGGTTGCTTGGTCGCACGATAGCCGTAGACCGTCATGTAGGCGTTGGACACGCCGTTCTTCCCTGACCAGTAGCGCTCCAACTCGCTGCTGTTGCGGACCATGTAGCGAAAGCCTCTACCCTTCTCTGCCCCGAGTTCCATGACCTCTCTCGGATAATCGAAGACCAGTTGCATGTGCTCACTGTCCTGCGTCGATGATTCTGTCCAGCACATCCAGCAGTTCCTCAACATCGTGAACGAGTGAGGCGTTCAGGGTGATGTACATTGGTCCCTTGGGACCGGTCTGACTCTCGTCGAACTCATACAGCGAAGTCTGCACCGCAGTCGTGAAGGGGACATCTCCGAGCAAGGCGAACGACACGTGGGCGGGTCGACCGATGACGGGAGGGAGCAGTCGCTCCATGACCATGGTCAGCGTTCTCATGTCTTGTTTGGTGGGTGTGTGCATCATCAGGCCTCCTCGTAGTTGTCGCGGTATTCTTGCGGGTCGTCGCTGCCTTCCCATGAGGGGCAAATCGACTTGAAGTTGCACCAAGCGCATTTACCTTGACTGGGCTTGGTCTCCCACTGTTCGGTCAGGTAGGCCGTGAAGAGCGCTTCCTTGAGGCGTTTGATTCTGCCATCGCCATAGCGCGATACAGTCTGCTTCTGCCCCTCTTTGGTTGCAGTAATGGGTTCGTAGAAGATGCGGTCGATGCTGCGTTGCTCGTAACCATACTTGTCGAGTGAGTCCAATCCCTCGACTTCTCCGCCGGGGAAGACCCATCCCCAGTGCGTCACGTTCTGCAGAGGGTGGTCGGCCACCTTGAGCAGATGCTTGTAGAAGGCCATTTCTGTGCGCATGCCATCGACCTTGAACTTCGGGTCCTTCCACGGCTGGTCTTCATCCTTGCGGGTCTGTACCCACTTGCCGGTCTTCAGTTCCATGAGGGCGACACCACCGTCAGCCTCAGCGAAGCCACGGTCAATGCTGCCCGCCCAGTGAATGGGGATGGTGACGGTCTCGTCGTTGAGCGTGAACTCCTCGTCGCTGTAGGCGTGAATCTCGGCCTCGTTGATGATGGGTAGGTAATCCTCCTTGCCCCCTGAAAGCAAGCGCTCCAAATCCCAACGAAGACGCGTCTCGATGATGGGCTCCTCGCCGAGTTGGTAGTCCTCATCAGGCAAGACGGACATCGCCAGTGCCAGCGCCTCATCGCGCTTGCCGCGCTGCATCAGCGTGTAGAGTTCATCCAAGTGCGGTGCGATGTGGTCGTAGTAGTGCTCGACGGCATCGTGGACGTTGGTCCCGCGCGTCATGGCCTCGGTGCCGGGCTCAGGCAACTTGTGAATGCGCTTGTACTCGTATTGCTTGGGGCAGAAGTCGAAGTCGCTGGTCAGGCTCGACTTGGTCAGCCTGAGTCGCTTCTCGTGACCCGGCTTCCAGTCGTAGGTCGATTTACTGTATGCCTCCCAGTCTCGCTTGCTCATGCGTATTCCTCCAGTTTTGTTTGCTTTCCTTGGCCCGCGTCGAAGAACTCAGCGAGTTGCGTCTGACGCGTGGGTATTTCGTCGTAGTGGCCGCAGGTCGAGCAGCGCTTGCCGCGCTTCCAGAACGGGCGGGTGCTCACGCGAGGAGTCGACTGCACGACCTTCTTCCAGAACATCCACTTGCTCACTCTGCCACCTCCTCCATCAGCCGCTGCACGTAGACGGCGGCGTCCATGAGTTCTTCTTGCAGGTGCTGGAGCCAGTCAAGCAGTCCAAGGTCACCGCGCTCCATCGTAACGCCATACTTGGCCTTGCCGACCTCTGCGCGCTGTCGAATCTTGGCGATGACTTCCTCCTCAACTCTGCTCATGCGTTTTCCTCCCGAAACTTGTCCACTGCTGAAAAGGCGGATGTCGCCTCATCAAGTAGTTGCGAATCAACCAACTGTGCGTCAGGTGGTAACGAGAAAAAGGCCGAGGTAGTAGAAAGCGGCCCTTCATTTTTATGAGTCCGAATCACCATGTATTCCGTCTCAACCATTTCAGTCTCACTCTGCCATTCTTCAAACAATTCACGCGTAGTGAAGCACGCAAGCGGTGGGAAAAGTGGGTGGGCATCGCCTTCATCGTCATACGCTGCAGGGAAGATGATGAACGCAACGTCTTCATTTCCAGCCCATGCAGATTCGTAAATCTCTTTCATGTTCACACCTCGAAGTAGTTCTTGGGTCGGGCGGCGCCCGCTGCTGCATCCAAGTCCCAGTCAAGGGCCTTGAAAATCGGCTTCAGTTTGGCTTTCACCAGTTTGTCCACCATCAGGTCGACGTCCAATTCGTAGCCGTCCAAATCAGACTCATCCTCGAACGCCATGACCGGCGTCCGGTTGTCGCGGACGTAGACCCAGTCAACGCTGGAGCCTTCGCCGTAAGCGTTCTTGACGTGCTCGTTGTAGTAGATGGCCGCCTTGATTCCGCCCCCGACCTTTTCGTACTTGGACGGGTGCTTCTGCAAGCGGGTGGTGGAAGCGACATCCTTGAGATTGAAGTCGCCGCGCAGAATGCGCTTGGAGATAGGTCGGACCATGTCGATGACCTGATTCTCATCTGCACCGCTGCAGATGGCGGTCAGTACATCGTTTTCGAGGTCCTTGGAAATGGGAGAGAGTGTGCTGATTTTGC